CATTAGGCGGCGGTTTACCTTTTTGACTTAAGCTGCGTTGGTAAGCTGCTTCTGTGACAGGGTCAACAATAGGAGATGTTTGTCCTATTTTATCATCCATTAATCCTGTCTTAACAGCACCTCCAGTAGTGCCGCTCTTAGTTATATCTATATTAGAACCTCTTAAATTAGGATTGCCTGCTTGTATACTTTGATTCATTCTTGTAGGGTCTAGATTAACTGGCTTTTTAGCTGTGGAAGGGGCTTTTGGCTCAGATTCTTGTTTTCTAGAATTTAAATAGTTTTTCATTGCGTCTACACTTCTAGCAAAAAAACCTTTGTCTTCTGACTCTGCAGGAGGCTGTGTTGTTTCTTGTGTAGGGAATCCCATATCTCGACTTATAGAATTAGTGTATGCATTTTGCTTAATAGCGTTTTCGTATGATTGCTTAGATATTTGATTTTGTACGACCCTACCTTGATTATCTGTATCATACCTATAATACTTGTCACCTATCTTTACAACATCCTGGAATGGAAAAGCTCTACGTCGTTGTAGAGCAGAACGCTGTTCAGCTTCCATTCTTTGTTGTTGGGCTTCTAATAACTCTCTTACTGGATTACGAGCTAATCTTCTTGTTCCGTATTGATTTTCAGCCACCATAGCCCCCTGTATTACTATTCTTGTTCTTTTTTTGCAACCAGTCAAACATTGCAATTTGACCTAGACCGCCTAAAAGATTACCCGCAAAATCTGCTCGACCTTGTCTTTTTGCTTGTTCTCTTGCCATTCTTGATTGTAGCAACATCTCTTGTCTTCTCATCTGATCTTGCTTTTGTGCATCTAGTAATCGACCTTGCTCACCAACCAATGCCTGGTTAGCGGCTGCATCTGCCTGTAAACCTAGCTGTGAACCTATTATGCTGTCTCCTAAACCCTGGCTAACAAGTTGACCTTGAGCTGCATTTTTAGCTAAATCTGTTTGGTCTGCAAGAACACCTGCTTGTTGCGAAAGCCTTCTTTGTATATCTGCATCCGTAACGCCTCTAGTCTTTAAATACTTCTCCATAGCTTTTTCAGCTCTGCTTGTACCTCTAGTTGCGTCAATTAATGGTGAGACCAAACTAGCTGCCAATCCTAATCCTAATCCTAATCTAGACATATTTATCCTACCTTAGTTGCTTGAATGTAGTATAAGACTCCATCTTTATCTTTAATGTATAATCTACCTTCATCTTGTGCAGGTTCGCTTCCTGACAATTGAAACTTAGTTAAACTTGTAAATCTAAAGTCTCCTGTACCAATGTTATTAGATGTTATCTCATCTGTAGTAAACGATATTTTATTTTGCTTTAAATCAACATCGCTTTTACCGTAAGTGGTGCGTTTCTTTTTAGGCATCTATCTCTAACTCCATTTTGCTTATTTCTATGTTAGTCGCATTGGTAGAGGATGTGCTTACCTCTATCATTACGTTATTTGCTCTACGCCCCACTTTTAAACTTTTGAACTTATCAACCTTTGGGGATAGTTCACTCCCATTAGCTGCTATATTACTTGGCAATGTTATAGTTGCTACTTCAGTGCTATCATCGCCACTAGCATAAATTTTGGTGGTTACTGACTCAGGACTTTTATATCGTGCATTAAAGCGTCTGATCGTTACATTCCTAGACATATCAACTAAAGGAATCCAACCTGTTTTACGTTTGGTAGTAAAGGTTTCTCCGTCAGCACCACCTAATTTATATACGGTAGAGTTAGCCATTAATCATCTACTTCTATTTCAATTTTTTCTATTTGCACGATGTCATTTGCAGATTGAGTGGTCTCAATCGCTATTAGAAAATACTGAACTCTTGTGCCTAACCTAATACTTCCGCTCTTTACAACGTTAGACGCAGCAAAGGTCTTAGAAGTAAACGGAGTAGACATATTATCATCCTTGTAAACCTTTACAGTTATAGCGTCATCGCTAATGTAGTCTATATTTAAACGTCTTAAAATGCTGTTTTTTGAAAGCGGCTTTGGCACAATAAATCCAGTTTGATATAATGTTCCGAAGGATTCATCGCTACTGCTGCTACTTAAATTGTACACATTGCTTTGTTTTTGTATACTAGCAGTAAACGAATCAGAAGTAGCCAATATATCTATTGGTTCAACAATTCTCCCTAGAGAGTCAGTGTCTTGAGGTTCTAGTGTATCAGCTATTATTACAAACTTTTTCCAAGACCTCGGTGTTATTGTAAAACTGTCGCTAGATGTTAACTGCTCGTTTATATTCCTGACTTTGATCCACAGCCTACTAGACTGACTAAATGTGTCACTAGGTGACAACTGTTCACTTATAGTTCTTATTAATATCCATTTGCGTGGCGTAGAAGTAAAACTATCTGAGGTGCTTAGCGTTTCATTGATATTTGCAAATTCAATAAAAATTCTTTGCTGCTGTGTGAAGCTATCACCTGAAGTAAGTGTTTCATTTATATTTCTGAATTTTATGTATACATGAGGTGTTTGAGTAAATGAGTCAGCAGTAGCTAAGGTGTCTGATAGATTTAAAACTTTTTTCCATTGGCTTGTAGTAAAAGAAAAAGAATCAGAACTAGATAGCGTTTCATTTATAGATCGAGCCAGTGTAACGCCTGTAATAGATATTGCATTATTGCTTCTATCCTTTACAGCAGAATCACCTGTCTTTCTTACCCATATATATATACTCTGACCTGAAACAGAAGAAGGGATATTCCAAGTATATGAGTTAGCGTTATAGTTAAATACTATATTATTAGATGTAGAGAATGTTGTAGACGTTGTCCAGTATAAATCTATATTATTGGTAAAATTAGTTTTTGTCCAGGATATATTTATAGATTGATTGTGTGCAAATGTGCCACTATTAGGGGAATCCAGTGTAACCGAATCAGGGTCACTAATTGTAAAAGTAGGACTATAGGCTGATACAATTTGCGGCACAAATTAGTCAAGACCTCCATCGTCTCCACCATCATCGTCGTCATGTGATGTTATGACTCTTACTTGATAGCCATCATCTTCAAATATGTCACTATCGTTTAAAGGCACAGCCCAACTATAACTTTGCACTGAACCTGATAGGTTTTGTACAATATTCTTAACATAGCTTCCATCTCTGTATAAGTCTATTGCAACATTACCCCACGTTCCTGACAATGTGCTTTTACTCCAACTTATTGTATTGGTCGTTCCTTTAACAAAATTAGATGTGCCAGTAGGAGATGTGATCGTTATGGATGCCATTAGCTAACTTCTATTGTCCAGGTAACATCTATTATATCATTTAGTGCAGGTTGTACTCTGTCGCTGCCTGTCAACACAACGGTTGAAAAGGGTGTATCAAAATGATCTAATGCACCATTTAAACTTTTACCTAAATAAAAATTTGTTATAAAAGTGCTTGTACCCTCAAGCGAACTTATTGTTGCTTCAAAGTCACTATTTTGCCATATAGCCTGAGCCTTCCACCTTGCTTTAGTAGCTGTAAATTCTGTTTTAGACTGGTTGTATTTGAACAACAAAGAGCCATCTGTTTCTGTACTGCCGCCTTGACCAGTATATGTTCCTAATTGTGGAGCATCTGCAAAGATACCATTTTGACCTACGACTGCATGAGAAGAAGACTCGTTAGAGGTAAAAGAAGGAAATGAAAAGTTTGGCTCTAAATAAATAGCAGATGCAGTATTACCTCCTCCAGTACCACCCACCATATGATTTATAATTTTATATTTTAGACCTGATGTAAGGTTGCTTATTGCATTTTTTCTTCTTACTTCTTGTATAACCTTACCATTTCTTATAAGATTTATATCTACTATGCCCTTCATTGTACGCTAATCTCCCAGTTAATAGTTAGCTGATCACCATTGTTTATTGTAGTAGAATTCCACCCTGTTCCAGTAGCTACGTCAGTCTCCCATTGATTTGTGTTTGTTGTCTTTTTGCGTTTAAGAAATATAGCAGTAATAGTATACGATTGCAGCACTCTTACAATTCCAGTAAACTGCCCTTTATAACCTATTGTGCTACCACCGCTTGTTATAGCAACTGGTGTTGTACTTACTGTTGTTGCCATACCTAGATATTCACTACCACCAGTATTTAACTGTATGCCGCTTCCGTTTGTAGCGTTTACAGTCAGTTGGTTGGAGTTTGATCCTTGACCACTGCCATCATTAGAGTGCATCACACTGCTGTCAAACAAAAAAGAAGTATTTTGCGAAGTGACCATTGCATCGACAAGTGTTTGTTTAAAGTCTGTTTCTATTGCATTGGGCTGCTCAAATATTTCTATATCTCCATTTGCTCTTTTTATCTCTGCTTTCCACTTGCCTGTAAATTTAAAACTATCTTGCATAACTTAGCTTTCGTTGTGTGTTGTGTATATATTTAAATCAGAATCAATAGATAAAAGGTCGACGGACTTTGCTGAATTAAAGGTTAATTTGTTCCAAACTTCTTTTCCATTTTGGATTTGCAAAAAATCTAGTGCAAATAATTTTGTACCATCGCTACCAAACCTAAATAAAACTCTATTTTTTAAAGGATCATAGATACCAATAGTTTGTGACAAGTTGCTTGATGCTGTATAAACATCTTTTACTGCAGTAGACACAGGCATGCTAGACATACCTGCTCCTGTCATATATATATTATCTGAACCTGCAAAGAAGATGTATTGTCCTGCCTCTACAATACTATTGGATGAAATGCAGCCTATATTTGCGTCGCTTTCTCTGAGTATAAAAGATTTTGGGTCTGTACTTGGAACATATAGTTGATATACTCCCTTTTCCATAAACACAACTAGGTTGTCATTAATCCTTTTCAATCCTGTTATCTTGCCGCCCTGGCTGTCTTTTATCTGTATAAAATTTATTACAGGTATAATGTCAGGTTGATTAAATAAGCTGAACATAATAAAGTCATCATGCTTTTCTGCTTCATCGTCAGGGTCTAGTGTAACATTACCTGCGAAAAACCTACCATTTACAAAAGCACCATGACTATAGTTTACTTTATTCTTTGTTGTTGTAAGTGGGTGTGTTCTGCTATTTAGATAACCATCATCTATAATATGCAGCTTGAATTGGTTTCCTGACAATGATTCATAATAATATCCATTAGTCAGTTCACCTACAGTTTGATTTAATCCTAGCGTAGTGCTATCAGCATTTAATTGGATTACTCTGTCTATACTATTCTTAACTAATAAATATTGACTACCAATCTTTTGAATATATCCATTTCTTTCATTTATAGCCCAATCCCAATTACCTGATGTCCTAGCGTCATAAACAACATCCTTCCCATAGTATGCATTGCCTACATTTGTACTGGCACTGCCCTGGCTACCATCGCTATCGTTTATCCAAAATGCCTGAATAGATATATTAACATTCCATCCACTTGAAGACACATTGCTTCCTAAATAAATCAGTGTATCAGTAAAATTATCTGCATCACTGCCAGTAGCATTGTATCCTTTTAATATTTTAGTTACACCACCTACAGTAATTGACACCTGTCCATTACTTTTATTACCTGATGTAGCAGTATTTAGCATAGAAGTGACAGCACTGGATATGCCGCCATTTGCTGCATATACAATATTGCCAATATGTGCTTTATTAAAACCTGCATCCTTGTCGTTAGATGTAGCTCCAGTAGCTAAATTAATTCTTTTTACTAACCTGTATACTGGAACAAGTGTATCATCTGAACTAAAATGCCTATATACATTAGCCCCTGTAATTCTAGGGTTATAATCATCTGTATCTACAGTAAGCGAGAAATGTATTGCGTCATCTCCACCTGCTACAGTTTCTTTCACAAACTGGTCTTGTAATTGTGCTTCTTGTACACCATCAAATACAGGAACAACTTTATAATAATAGCTACCTGCAGCTAATGAACCAGGATCAACGGATTCACTACTTAACGACCATGTTGTAGGATAACTTGGAGCGGCTGAATCATATTTTAATGCATTATGTGTGTAAGCATTAAAGAAAAATTTTCTATTAATAAATTGCAAAAATCCAACGTCTTTATTGTGACCATTTGCAAAACGTAGACTATCTGCCATTGGAATAATCTGAATATCTGCAGGTAGGTCTGAACCTGTAAAGGTATGCAATACAGTTTTTGTTGAGAAATTGCTAGTAAATGAAACAATTTGTTTACTTTGAGACTCATACCCAATCCAATTAGCACCGCCTGACAGATCGTCGTTAGACCAGTAAAACAATTGCGTAAGATGCGTTCCGTTCAGTGTACTTGTAGATTCTAACCCTTTTCTTTTTTTTATCTTACCAAGAACATCAATATCAAAATTCTCAGTATCAGATGAAGCATTTAAAGGGATGTCTTCAGCATCTACGTTTGTGTAAAGACCTCCATCAAAGATTGGTATCTCTATAATCATAGTGCATTTTGTATTTGCAATGAGCCATAGCGTTCACGATTTGCGTACTGACCCTTAACAATTTGTCTGTTATTCATATACCTGGACATATGTCTATCTGATATGTCATACCTGCCTAAATCTTCGTATAACATTGCTTTTATGTAGTCAATAATCATAGGATGATATGCCTCTAGCATTGCAGGTTTATCTCCTGCTGCACCAAAGCTATAGCACAGCCCTGATGTAGTAGCTCTAGCTCCTAATCCGATTGTATCCCAGTTAGTCAATAGATCATTGAATGTATTTTGCTGCTGCAATTCCATTACTTGCTCTTCGTCAATCTGAACTATTTGTTCTCCTGCTTGAAAAGAGCCGCTATTGCTTTCTACAATATCAGTAATAATCAACGTACCTGTAGTGTTGTCGTTTATGTCTTCAGATATTATTGCGGTAGCACCTGAAGTAACACCCTGGATTTTCTTACCTATTCGCCAATATCCTGATTTAAGATTAGTGTATTTTAGTTTTTTATATGCGGTTGCACTATCTTCTAAGTTATTAATGGTTGCTACATAATTAAAAAGCAGCATACCTGATTGGTGTGGAGAGGGGTAAAGACAAAGATTGTTGCCTTTTATTTGATAATGAATTGGAGTGCCAGTCCTGTACACACCATTAGAATCTCTTTGCGGAAATTTTTGATGTTCAGGATAAATATCAAGAACTCTATTGCGAAACTCTACATAAGATGCTAATTCTATAAAGTCGCTAGGAAGCTCTACTTCTCTATCATCTTTGTCAATGAAAACACCCCTAGTGCGTTCATATGACTTAGTATGAAAAGCAAAGTCTTGCTGTGCTTCTTCTCCGTACTTCTTAGCCTTTTGTTTTATTTCATCGCTAGGCTCAAAAGGTATTGACGCTCGGTCTACGATCTGTGACCAAAGCATTATGCCCTACCCTGCGTACCAATTCCTTTAGGCTTCTCTACAACATACCTGTCGTTTAGAGCCTTAATTTGATTAATTGCGTTAGTGTATGCAACACCTGCTCTTTCAGGCTTGTTATCCATTTTCCATAGCTGTGACTCAGCAAAATCTAATACAACCTCATGCAATGCTACGTTCAATTCACACTCTGTATTATTAGCTGCAATATCTGTCGGGTTTTTTAAATACCAAACGTCAATGCCGCCTGAAGGCTTAACAGGCTTAACATATATTGCTTCATTGAAAATATACGCTACAGGATTTGAATCTGAACCTGCTAAATAAGAATTTTCTAATCTTTTAGCATCTTGTGGCTCTATCATGTTAGCAAAACCTAAATCAACACTTTCGTTGCTACTATTAATGTCGTATACATTGATAGCAATAACGCCACCTCTGATTGGGTCAATGCCTAAATTAGAAAAAGTCGCTTTACCATCTGCGTCCAATCCATTGCCAGTAGTGTCGTTATACACAGTGTTAGCAAATGTAGCTGCATCTATCTCTTGCAATTCAGTTAAGTACGCATTATCTATTAAGTTTACAACGGTACGTTGTGCGATATTCAATGCTTTTATTTTTGTAGCACTGGTAAAGTTTGCTTCAGAAGGGTCTTCTAGCCGCAATCCTAACATATCTATTAACTCTGTTCCAGTCATTTTTTTTCCTATTAATGTAAAGTGGGGTGTTTAACACACCCCACAATTACGGTTTATTAAGATGCTCTAGTGATCTTCTTCCACGACGAAGTGTTTGCAGTGTTTGCTGTGACACATATGTACATTTCTGCAGCAGTAGTGTCCATGTATAGCGAACCTTTTACACTTGCGTGACTAGGAGCGCCTTGACCTGTGTAGAATCTAATTCCACCGATAGCAGTGTAGACGAAGCTACCTGCATCTTTCTCAGTCAGCATCCCAACGGTTTTTTTATCTGCGTCTACTTGTGCTGTTGCCATTGTATACTCCTATTAATATGAGGTTGGAAGACCTGTTATCTTACCAAAGTAGCGAGGAGCAGAACAGGTTAATGCTCCTAACCATAGAATCTTTGCAACACGAGCGTCTTGATTAATCGGCTTTTGGAATGGCTCGAATGTAAAGTTTCTCTTTCTGTGATGCCTAAACTGGATGTAGTTCTCATTTAAGAAGAACATCATACCTGCAGGGCAATGGTCATCAGATATTACTGGAATATCTCTGAATGTTAATTGCCTAAAACCTGCATCAGCAGTAGAACCTGCTGCAGCTTGGAATCTCTTTTGTGCAACCATTGACTCTTCTAGTGCATCGAGTACAATTGGAGTGGTTATGATGACAGTCGGTCTTTGATTTCCTATGGTCAATGCGGTTACAGCTTTTCTAAGTTGATCTTGAATGAAGTTAGCGTGTGTGCTATCAGTGATATTTGCGTAAGAATTACCACTTGATAAAGCAGAAACGTAACCTGCATCCCACCATGTGTAATTACTACCTGAAGTGTCAATACCGCCCAAGCTACGACCTGTTGAGATTATATGCTGCAATCCAACAAAAGTGCTACCACTTCCATTAGATGTACCATACATAGTATCTCCAAATAAAGACATCATAGACTTTTCTGCGTTCTTAACTTTAGCTTCTAGTAAATCAATTACTCTTTCAGCTCCATCGTTCAATGCTTCTTCCCTACCTGAAATAGAAATAGTAGCGTACATTTGCTTCCATTCAAATTCTGCATCTGAGATAATTTCTTCAGGTGCAGTATTAAGGACATCATAAGAACTATAAAATCCATGTGATGTATTTTTTGCGTACTCAACAGGCTGTAGAACTTTCATTCCTGAAGCACCTGCTTTACTTTTTCTCAAAAGGCGGTCAGTCAAGACATTGCTTTTAAAAATGTTGTCTACCAACAAAGGGATATATTGATTCTTTGTCAAGGCAGACAAGTTATCATAATTTAATGACATTTTGACTTTTCCTTAATTTTAATTATTTAAATAGCTGATAATCCCTTAATCCAATATTCCTAGCATGGTCAAAATCGGGTGATTTCTCAACCTTTGGACTATGATCGCCCTTTTTATTTGTATCCACTTCAGGAATTGACTTTAACTCGTCAGCTTCTTTCAGTTTTTTCATTGCTTTCATAATAGCAGATTCTTCAGTTGCTCGTGCTTGTGCAATGAGGTAGGCATCTTCTAGGTCACTTATGTTCCTATCTGAGGCAATATCCAACACCTCGGCTATTGCGTTCCCATCCTCTTTTAGCTCTGGGTGTGCTTGTACAAGATTATTGATTTCAGAAGTAACTTCTTCTTTCAATTGCATTTCTTGTACCTGAGCTTCGAGCGTAGCCACCCTATCGTCACTCTGTGGTGTGGTGGGAGCTACTTCAGGCTGTGATTCTACATTTTCAGAAAACTTTACAGGTGACTCTTTAAAAAACGCATGATCATCGCCTAATATGTCTTTTAAAGATTCTACAACTTCTTCGTCCTTCATAACACCATTTATGCGGTCGAACTCAGCTTTTAGGAGCTTTTCACGCTCAGCAATTTCTTGTGCTTTCTGCGTGTTACTTTTCTGCCACTCGCTTCTATTGTTCGAGTCTTGTAAGGCAGATTGTAGCTGCTCAGTTGTATAAGTGACTCCGTCAATCTCAATCTCGTTAAACTCTACGATTTCAGGTTCACTGTCTTCTGTAGGTGCTGTTTCATTTGAACTTTCAGGTTGCTCAGTTTCCTGAGTCTCTACAGGTTCTACAGTCGCATCCTCACTGTCGGTTGTACTTACAGGCTCGGTCTGCTGTTGCTCGTTATCTGTTGGTGTTATTAACGAGTCAGCGACTTCGCTTGTTACTTCTTGTCCGTAAGTACCTCCAAATATGCTTTCACTCATAGTGATAAAACTCCTTAATGTGCGAAAACTGTACTATAAAATCTTGTTCCATCTACATATCTAACATAGTAAAAGTGTTTTTTATACTTGATTAGCTAATTCAGGGTTATTTCTTAGTGTTTCATATATCTCATCTTCATTGCCACCTAGATCGTCAGGCTGCATAGGTTGCTGCTGCTGTTCTTTCTGTTCACGAATCTTAGCTAATAACCTTTCTTTTGAAGGCATTTCCATATTTTCTACAATATATTCAGGGTCGGTTACAATACCTAGTTGGGCAAGTTGTAATATCTTGTTTTCTATAAACATTCTGTTTTCAGGCAGCATTGAACCTGCTCTAGACCTGACTAACAAATCTACATCTCTAAACATAACACCTATCATATCCCTTGCTTCAGGAAGTCCATCTACTCCTACAAAGTTTACACGTACTACAGAACTACCTAAGTTTTTAAACATAGCAACCCACATAGCCCCTAGAACGCTGATAGCTTGGTCTAGAGTGCGAGATTTAAAGTCAATCTTAGTTGTACTTGCCTGGCGGTATATTTGAGCTTGTACGCCGCTTGTTACATTTGATGCTTCTTTTCCTTGTGTTGCCTTGTTTACACCTGACACTGTTTCAAACACATCATTCAATAACGAATAAAAATTAAATACATAGTTTGGCATACTAGGAGGCTGCACCATCTGTACCTGACCTGCTCCCTTCTTTCTTATAATTTGACCAGGTTTGTTAGATATTTGACTATCTACACCAGTGGTTTCGTCAACAATAAACATAGGATTACTGGTCAATGAGATATTGTCAGATATTTGGCTGCTTATTCTATCCATTGCTAAGTTGAGCGATTTGAGCCTTTTTGGCTCGGGCTTACCCCAAAACGAGTGAGGCGAACCAGTATTTTTAATCGTAACAAAAGGAAAAGGGTGCGGACAGTGATTCTCTTTATTGTAGAATGGGTATTTTGTTTGTCCGTCATAAAGCATTACTCCGTTACTAATAATTACCTGTCTAACACCATTAGGATATTTTCTTTTCTCTACCTCTTTACCTTCTTCCATTACGTATTCTTTAGATGGGTCACGCATATAACACTCAATAACTAAAGACTTAGGTTCTAAGTCCTCCATTGCTTTACCATAGCTATCATAATAGTTGGTTTCTTCGCCTTTTGTATCTGTAACCTGTATCTTATTATCCTGGAAGTTTGATATACCCATTTTTGTAGATGAGTATTTTTCTAGATCAGACATAGCTTTTACGTACTTACCATTCTCAAACCTGTCTCTTATCTCATAAATAGGCATAGCGGACGCTAAACACACCCATTCTGCGTTCTCTAGCTTAGTAGCAGAAGGGTTTACATAAAAGTTAAAAGGGTCTACAAGGTCACAATCAGGCATTTCATCAGCATTATTCCATTGCGTCTTCAATACTCCAGTACCATAAACCAAATAATCAAGCAAAAATTCAGGTATCAGGTTTTGCATATCCCTA